GACGATGGCGAGCCGCTCGCCTATCACGTGCGCAACGGCCACCCTGCGGATTGGTTTCGCTTCGCGCAGATCCTGAAATGGACCCGGATTGAACGTTCCACATCCTGGGGGCGCCCGGTTTTCATCCATGCTTTCGAGCCGGAGCGCGAGGATCAATCACGCTCGATGACGCCGTTCGCGTCATTGATGACGCGGCTGCGCATGATCACCAAGTTTGCCGACACCGAGCTCGCCTCGGCGACGGTCAATGCGTTGTTTGCGGCTTTTGTCTATTCCAATCTGCCGGTCGCTGACGCTACGGCGGCATTCACGCCGGCGGCGACGACCTTCGCGGAGAAGCGGCAACGCTATTACGAAAAACATCCAGCCTACCTCAATGGCGTGCGCATCCCGGTCATGGAGATCGGCGACGAAGTCAAGATGAACGCTTCGCCGCGGCAGACCTCGAGCTTCGACCATTTTCAGACCGCGTTCTTGCGTTCGATCGCCTCGGCGCGCGGGCTGACCTATGAGCAGGTGTCGATGGATTGGTCGAAGACCAATTATTCGTCGGCGCGCGCCGCGCTTAACGAAATGTGGCGCACCATCCAGCGTCTGACATCGGTGTTCACCGAGCAATTCGTCCTTCCGGTCTATTATGCCTTCGTCGAGGAAGGATTTGACCGCGGCTATCTCACTGCGCCGAAGGGTGCGCCGGACTTTTGGGACTTGCCGGCGGCCTATCTCGACGCACGCTGGATCGGTCCCGGCCGCGGTTATGTCGACCCGGTCAAGGAAGCCGAAGGCGCCACGGTCCGCATGGGATCATTGATTTCGACGCTCGAGAAGGAATGCGCCGAGCAGGGCCTCGACTACGAGGACGTGCTCGACCAGGCCGCCTATGAGGAAGCCGAGCTCAAGGCGCGCGGTTTGACACGCGCCGTCTCGGCGCCTGGCCGTATTGTAACGGACCCGTCCGACGATCCAGCCGGCACGCCGGCAGCGCCGCCACCCGAGAATGTCGACAGGGCTGCCGCATGAACCTGCTTCTGCCTCAGATCGCGGCGCGTCTTTTCAACACGCCACTGATGGTCGACGCCAGCAAGGCTGTTGCCATCGTCGCCGGCCTCGGCGGCCGCCTGGTCAATGGCGAACTCATTATCGACGGCCCGGCGGCGATCGAGCATGTCGCGTTTCAAGGCGGTCGACCCTCCGAACAGATGGGCCGGCTCGGCGATCCGCTAGGCAAGCGCTATGAGGCGCGCGGCATCGGCGACGATATTCTGACCATGGTCGGCCCCGTTGCCGTAATCGCGATCGAGGGAACCTTGGTGCACAAGGGCGCCTGGCTCGACAGCTATTCCGGCGAGACTTCCTACGAAGGCATTCAGACGCAAGTCTCCCGCGCCATGCGCGACGATCGCGTGCGCGGCGTCGTGTTCGAGGTCGATTCATTCGGCGGTGAAGCCGCCGGCGCCTTCGACACGTCGGAAATGATCGCCGAGCTGTCGATGGCAAAGCCGACGGTGGCGATCCTGACCGATTACGCCTTGTCCGGCGGTTATTTGCTCGCCAGCGCGGCGCGGCAGATCGTCATGCCGGAAACCGGCTATGCCGGCTCGATCGGCGTCATCTCGATGCATATCGATTATTCGCGCGCCATTGAAAACGATGGCATGCATGTGACGGTGGTGTCATCCGGTGCGCACAAGGCGGACGGTTCGCCTTTTAAGCCGCTAGCCGCCGATGTCGTCGCGCGCTGGCAGGCCGAGCTCGACCAGGGCCGCGAATTATTCGCCGGCACCGTTGCCAAATATCGGGGCCGGCGATTGTCGAAGACGGCGGCGATGGCAACCGAGGCCGACGTGTTTCGCGGTGAAGCTGCCGTCGATGCCGGCCTCGCCGATGGCGTGATGCGGCCGACCACGGCCTTCGCCGAATTCGTGCAGCGCGTCAGTCGCTGAAATTCTCAAACTTCCTCACCAAAGGAGAAGTCTATGAGCGAACGCGGCCTCGCCGCCATTGCTGCGGCTGCCAATACCGGCACTTCGACGGCAGCCATCGAGGCGGCCACGCGCTCTGTTGCTCCGCCGCAAGGCGGCGCCGCTACGGCGCGCAATGATGCCTCAGCGGCAGCGGCGGTCGATCACACCGCGGCGCTTGCGAGCGCTCGCGGCGAGGGCAAAGCCGAGGGTGTCTCGAGCGAGCGCACCCGCATCAAGGCGATCATGACGTCGGCCCAAGCCAAGGGCCGTGAGCAGCTGGCGCAGTCGCTGGCTTTCAACACCGATCTGCCGGCCGAGCAGGCCATCACCGTGCTCGGCGACGCCCCGGAAGCCGTCAGGGGCTCGCGCCTCGATGGCCTGGTGCCGCAGCCGAAGGTCGCGGCCGAAGAAAACAACCCGGATCCCAACGCCGCGGCGCGAGCCGGCCTCGCCGGCGCTGTGCAGCGGCAGATCGAACGCGCCAAGCGCGCGCACTAAAGCGCAAACCCGCCGCGTCAACTTTCACACCCCGTCTTTTTCTCTGATCGGAGACCAACGCCATGTATATGAATCCACTGACGCTGACGCGGCCAAAACTGCAGTCCGCCGCGCTCAAGTTCTTCCTTGCCGAGGAATTCAATTTCGAGCAGGGCACCCTGCTCGGCACCGGCGTTGTCAATTCGACCGGCCAGTTTGTCGATGTCGGCACCGTGCTCGGGCAGATCAGCACGGCGACAGTCTCGGCGGCGGTTGCCAATACCTCGCCGGCCAACACCGGCAACGGCACCATCGCGCTGGGCAGTCCGGCTTATGTCGCAGGCTTCCAGTCCGGTACCTACGAGATGGTCTATGTCTCGGCCACCGAGTTCGAGGTCTATGACCCCTATGGCAGGCTGGTCGGCGCCGGCAAGAACGGCACCGCGTTCTCCAATCAGATCGTGTTCACCGCGACCGCCGGCGGCACCGCGTTTGTGGCCGGCGACGGCTTCACCATCGCCGTTGCGGTGACCGGCGCGCAATTTACCGCGCTCAATCCTTCGGCCACCGACGGATCGCAGAATGCCGTCGGCGTGGCGGTTAAGGCCGAGACCTCGCAGCCCGGCGTCGACAACGTCAACGCCCTTGTCATCCTCGCCAGGGGGCCGGCCGTGCTGCTTGCCGATGGCCTGATTTGGCCCTCCGGCATCTCGGCTTCTGCCCAGGCCGCCGCACAGGCGGCGTTGATGGCGCTCGGCATCATCATTCGCAACAGCTGATCGGCTTCTTAGCTGATCGCGTTCCTTTGTTTCAATCGGCGGCGTGGCCGCCATCAACCGCTGAAAGGACTTGGCGGCCATGGAAAACCTCGAACTGATTTTTCCCTATACCGCGACCGACCTCACCGAAGAGGTCAACGTCATTCCGAACCTCTACGGGCTCGTCAACGAGCTCAATTTGTTCCCTTCGGAAGGCTCGATCTCTCGGATCGTCGAAATGCGCTATGTGGACGGTGTGCTGCGGGTGCTGCCGGCGAAGGAACGCGGTACGGCGCCAACGCCGATGCTGCCGCGCACCGGGCAATCGATCTTTGTCGAGGTCCCGCACTTCCCCGCGATGGATATCATCACGCCGGAAGATATTCAGGACATCCTGATCCAGGTAGCGCAGACCAAGCGCCTCACCACAGTCGAAGAGGAAACCGCGAAGCGGCTGTTCGATATCCGCAACGTCCATGCCATCACCCGCGAGTGGGTGCGCACGCAGGCGCTGCAAGGCACCATCACCGACGGCAACAGCCAGACGATCTATAACCTCAACACCGTGTTCGGGATCACACCGAACACGCTGGCGATGGCGCTCGGGACTTCCACTACCGACGTCAATGCCAAGTGCGCATCGATCTGGCAGACCATCACCACCAACCTCAAGGGCGAGGTGATGAGCGGCATCGAGGCGATCGTCGATCCGACGTTCTTCGAGGAATTGATCGCGCACCCCAACGTGAACCAATACTGGTTGAACGCGGAACAGGCGCTGCAGCTCGCCAATATCGTTCGCAAGGAATCAGGCGGCAACATGTGGGGCCGTGAGTTTATCTTCGGCCGCATCCGCTGGCGTGAATACTACGGCACGGCGCCGACCAAGTCCTCGCCGACCGCTTCGATCTCGACAACGCCGTTCTGGCAGCCGCAAACCGGCACTGCCTTTCCGCTCGGAACGCGCAATATGTTCCGCACCTACGACGCGCCGGCGCACGATCTGCGTTTCGTCAACACCATCGGCAATGAGATCTATGTCTCGCCGCGCTACCTCGATCACGGCGAGGGCCTCGAGCTCAAATCAGAGTCGAATTGCCTGGCGATCTGCCGCCGCCCGGCGGCTTTGGTACAGCTTACAACCAACTAAAACGGGCGAGCGGGGCGGCGGTGGGCACTCTTTTTGAAGATGCCGCCGCCGCTCATTCTCGCGCGGTCGACTTAACGTTCTCCGAGCGCTGGATCTATCAGCCGTTTACCGTCGCCGCCGGCGAGGTCAACGGCCGGCCGTCGCCGGATCCTGATCGCTTCGAGCGGGAGATCCTCGGCGTTTTGATCGATCCCTACGCGCGGGCGATGTCGGCCGAGACGCGCAAGCAGGGCGTCAAGCCGGAACGTCCCGGCCATCAATCGACGCGATCGCAACTCGATCTCGATGTAACGCAGCTACCATATCGGCCGCGCACCGGCGATCGCATCATCCGCTGCAAGACCGGCAAGACCTATCACGTCGCCGAGTCGAAGTTTCCGTCTCACGGGCCGCGCTGGCAGCTCGATATCAACGAAATAT